ACTTAGATGTTGCCATTGATGCACATAGTGGTAATATCTTCTCCAATCTATAACCAAAAAATGAATCTGTTTCTGGTGTATCAAAATCTGTAATAGCAAGAGATATTTCATCTGATTGAACATATGCAAATTTACATCCTTGTATACATTCACATAAATATCTTGCGGTTTCATTCATAATATTAATGAATGTATCATCAAATGGTTTCTTGAAATATTTTTTAATAGTTGATGAAAATGATCTACCGTCTAACATAACCATTACATAACTATTTGGCATTAACTTATAATCTGTTAAACCACGAAGATATAACATTCTATCTTCAATATTCTTAAATTTCATAATTATACAAATATAATAAAAGGATATTATCAAATAAATCAAATATTTGGTAATATCCTCATGTTATTAAAAATTAAATATTCATTATTAATATACAAATTGAATCTTTGATTCCGCCATATTTGTGATACGCCATGAGAACATAGTACCACTCATCTGCTCTGTTACCTTATGTTCACAATTTGTAACATTTGTAGCCTCAACAAGATGCACTTCCTTAATTTTCTTAGGCTTACCATTATCTGGATTTTCTCCATCAATAACAACAGTACACATATAGAACTTATTGCCTTCTGATGGTTGCATTACTTTCATGTCTTCCATAAATTAAACAATTAAATTTGATTTTTTACTTCTTGCTTATCCTTCTTAGTTTTAGTTTTTAAATTAATTATTTTTAAAAACCTATGTTTCTTGTTTCATAGACACACTACTTTTTAGTATAGTTATTATTTATAACTTCTGTCATCCATAGTTAATATCTCCACAAGCGTAAATTCGGTAAAACTCAACCCTATTTTAAACTATTAAATTTAATTTTTTCTCTTCTTGCTTATCATTTTTATCCTTCATATTCTTTCTACTTTCAAAAAGTTTCTTATCATATGGACTTAATTCCCTACAATTAGCACATATAAAAACTTTCAATGGAACTTGTGTAGTTTCTGAACCTTGACCAATAAGCATACCAGGAACTTTCTTAAAAATAATACCAGGTATAAAAACCTCACATCCACAATTTGGACATACTTCTGAAGGATAATCTAACGGATTTACCGCTGGCATATTTGCATTAGTACCAGCGGCATTTCCAAATAGTTTGCTATTTTCCATTAGTCAACTTTATTCTCTTCTTTTTCTGCATCAGCTGCAGCTTCTTCAGCCTCACGACGTGCAATAACAGCATCACGTTCATCAGATGGCACATCTGACAAAATTACACGATTCTTCTCAATCTTATGTACATATACCTGTACATTTGCACCTGCAGGAATTTCATTATTTCTCATTGCCTCGCGAGTCTCATCCTTTACAAGTGTCTTATGCAACATACCTGTAATAAACTCGTCAAGCTCGACGAACACACCAAATGAGGTTGTACCTGTTACTTTACCCTCAAATACATGGTCCTTATCATTCTCCAACAAATCCTCAAGTTCACGAAGCTTGACTGGAAGCATTGTTCTCAAGAACTTCTTACGTGATACAACAAAACCATAATTTGGATCATAAGATTCAATCATAACCTCAAACTTAGTACCAACCATGCTCTCAAAATCAGTTACACGGTTAGCTGCTGCCATTGAACCAGGCATAAATGCCTTAACCGTATTCATAATATCAACAACAAATCCACCCTTATTAGTAGACAAAATTGTTGCGTAATATGCCTTAGACTTCTTGGTAATCTGTTCCTTCATCTCTCTCTCAAGAGTTTCAACATAACCATTCCAGATAGATGCCTTCTCAACATCACCCTCTGTAATCTTAGCATTCAAATCCATACCAAGAAGTTGTTCCTTAAACTTAGGATCCTTCAATGCGGTTACAAACATATCCTTATCCATTGTCTTATCATCACCGACATTGAACTGATTAAAGAACTGATGTTCCTTATTAAGATCAACGATAACATTGTTAGAACCACCATTAATTGTCAACATCAATGTATCATCATCAATAGGATCAATATCAGAAATATGCACAAGTGCATTCTTAACAAGTTCCTTACTACCAATTACATGAACATTTGCATATGCATCATACAAATCCTGTGCATAAGATTCATGACTATAAACTTTCTCGTTATTCTTTGTCTTAATATTCTTATTTACCTTAAGTGAAGTACCATTCCATCCATCATCATATGGACTCCAATCAAATGAACCCGGTGTTGGTTCGCCCCATTCATAACGTTGGGTCAACTCATTAAATTTCGCCATTAAATATTCGTTTTTAAAAAATTAAACTTAAAATTATCAAAAATTAAAAATTATTAAATATTAAATTAATTACTGTTGTACTGTTGAAAGAACAGTAAATGATGTTTGATCAGTTGATTCAATTCTTACCTTTTGCTTTGAATCATTAGGTAATGTAATAATAATACTCTCTGCATCACCTTTAAGATTTACTGCTGTAAAGAAATTACTTCTGTAAATAGGTATTGCATTTTCTGCACCTGTACCATCTTTCAAGAAACCAAGCAAATAATCATAAGATTCATTTGTATCATCATACGCATAAAGTGCCCATTTGCCTGTACCTTCATCAATCTTTGTATAGAACTTAATAATATCTTTCTTTGCATCTGTAACAAAAATAGAAGAAATATTAGTAAGATTCTTCAATACATTCATTGAAATCTCAAATGACATAGGATTTGCAATAACATTAATTCTATCAAAGAAAAG